ATGGGACTGCTGGGGGCGCCGACCTACCCGATGCTGCGGGACGCGACGCAGGCGGCGCTGTTCGAGATTCTGGACGGCAACAAGATCCCGTACGATCACAACAAGGCGGAGAACACGCTGATCATGAGCGACACGCGATCGCGGATCCTGTTCCGGCCGGTGGACGAATTCGAGCGGCTGCGCGGCACCAACCTGGCGTGGTTCGGCCTGGACGAGCTGACTTACACGCCAGGAAGAAGCGTGGCTGCGCCTGGAAGGGACGGTTGCGGGACCCCAAGGCGCAAGCGGCTGTGCGGCTTCGCGGTGTGGACGCCGAAAGGCTACGACTGGGTCTACCGGAAGTTCATGGAGGAGCCGGTCAAGGGGTACGGAGTTGATGGTCGCGCAGCCGTACGAGAACCGGCACCTGCTCCAACAAATTCCGGATTACTACGACCGGCTGCGGGAAGCTACGACGAGCGCTTCTTCAACAGGAAGTAATGGGCGCGTACCTGAGCCTGGAGCGGAAGCACGGTTTACAGCCTCGTTCGCGGGCAACGAAACGTGCGGATTTGAGCGACGACCAGCGGCTGGCCGCTGCTGTGGGCGCTGGACTTCAACGTGGATCCGATGAGTTCGCTGGTGGTGCAGATGGTGGGGCAAGGTGCAGGTGCTGGATGAAATCGTGGTCCGGCACGGGACGACGATGAGACGCCTGCGAGGAGTTCTTGAACGGTACCGGAGCATTGGGCGGGCCTCATGGTCTACGGAGACGCTTCGGGGAACCAGCGGCAGACGACGGGAGCGTCGGACTACGACATGATCCGGGAGTACTTTCGGGCGCACTCGGGGATGAAGCTGGTGAGTACCACGTGCCGAGTAGCGAACCCGAGCGTGCGGGAACGGATCAACCTGACGAACGCGAAGCTGCGGTCGGCGGCGGGCGACGTCGGGCTGCTGGTGGACCCAAGTGCAAGGAACTGATCAAGGATTTCGAGCAGGTGACTTACAAGGCCGACACGAACCAGATCGACAAGGACCGGGACCGGCTGAGGACGCACTTGTCGGACGCGCTGGGGTATCTGCTGTGGCAGGAATGCAGAATGCCGGCTTCCCAGAATCGGGGAGCGGCAGGAGCGACTGTTCTAATCATGCAAAACATCAACCGGGAACATCCGGAGTACATCGCGCGCAAGGCGATGTGGAAGCAGTACAAGGACCTGTACGCGGGCGGCGACCAGTTGCGGGCGCGGCGCCGCGGAATACCTGGTGCGGCGGCACAAAGAACCGGGCGAGGTCTACCAGGAGCGGCTGAATCGGGTGTTCTACGAGAACTACATCGGCTCGATCGTGGACTGGTACGCGGCGACGCTGATGCGGCGCGAGCCGGCACTGATGCTGGAAGGGACGACGCCGGGGCGAAGAGCTTCTACAGCGCTGGCGGACGACTGCGATTTGAAGGGCACGAGCCTGAGCGAGTTCTTCCGTCAGCGGTTCGTGGAGACGCTGGTATGCGGCATCAGCTACATGGTGGTGGACTTTCCGCGGACAACGGGGCCGGCGCTGACGCGGGCGGAAGAAGACGCGGCGGGGACGTCGCGGGCGTACCTGGTGGACTACGGGGCGGACGAAGTCATCAACTGGAACTACGACCCGAACGGGCGGGCTGGAGTGGGCGGTGATCCGGACCTCCTGCCTGCAGCAATCGAAAGTGACGGACGCGAAGTGGGAACGAGGAAACGCGCTGGATCTACTACGACCGCGAGAACTTCCAGGTTTACCGCCAGGCGGGCGAGGGGAGCCGATCGAGAAGATGGACGAGGGGCGGCACGGGCTGGCGTCCTTGCGGCGGGTGCCGCTGTTCCAGATGAAGGTGAGGAGGGGCTGTGGCTGATGAACAAGCCGCGCTGCTGCAACTGGAACACTTCAATAAGTCGAACGCGCTGGGGTGGGCGCTGACGATGGGGCTGTTCGCGATGCCGGTGGTCTACTCGGACCGGGAGTGGAACCAGATCGTGGGCGAGTCCTATTACATCCAACTTGGGAAGGAAGACCGGTTCGGATGGACGGAGCCGGAGGGGAAGGTCTACCAGATCGCGGCGGACAACCTGGTGCAGATGAAGGACGAGATCTACCGGGTGTGTTACCTGATGATCCAGGCGGGGGGTCGGCATCGGGCTCGCCGGCAATCGGCGCTCAGCAAGCAGTTGGACTTCAACACCACGGCAGGAGGTGCTGCGGGGTACGGCGACAACGGTCGGAAAGCACCATGAAGCAGGTGCTGTGGGCGATCGCGGCGGCGCGGCAGGACGAGATCTCGATCGACGTCTCGGGGATGGACGAGTTCGACATCGACGATTTCGGCACGGAGCTGGACGACGCCAAGAAGCTGCTGGCCTGGGGATCGGCTCGCCGACGCTGACCAAGCAGGTCTTCAAGAAGCTGGCGTTCCAGTACCTGAGCGATGCGCGGCAGGAAGTCAAGAGCCAGGTGGCGGAAGAGATCGAAGAGGCGGCGGATGGCGAAGACGCGGGCGGGGTGGCGACACCAGAGTAAGTTGCGAGGGGATTAGGGGAGAGGGGTGTATGGAAGGAATCGACGTTCAAGCGATCGTGCGGCAGGCGATCCAGGAATTCGTGAACAACGAACAGGCCAAGAGCCGAGCCGGCGCACAAGGCGGAGTTGCAGGAAGAGCGCAAGCGGCGGGAGCAACTGGAGCGCCGGCTGAACGAGCTGGTGGAGGAGAACAAACGCAGCCGGAAGATGGCGGAGGAAGCGGAGCGCGCGTCGGCGGTGCGGGCGGAACTGCAGCGGCTGGGTGTGGCGAAGATCGACCTGGCGTTCAAGGCGGTGCAGGACGATATCGTGCGGAGCGAGGACGGGCGGCTGGTGGCGCGGGGCGAGAGCGGCGAGGTGCCGGCGAAGGAGTACCTGGCGGCGTTCGTGAAGAGAGAATCCGGAGTTTCTGCCGGCGCGCATACCCGGGGGGAGCGGGATGACGGGGATGCTGAAAGTCCGGCGAGGCGGAGGCGAGAAACGGTGACGCTCGACCGAATCCGGCCGGGCATGAGCGCGGAAGAGATGCGGCGGGTACGAGAGGAAATCGTGCGCGTGGCGTCGCAGACCCTTCGGGGGTCTGTAGTAACAAGTCCCGGCCAGCAAGGGCCGGCAACAACAAACCAAGGAGAACGAATGGGAGCAATTACAAACAGTAACGTCGCAAACGCGATTGTGAAGCTGGTGGCGGCGGACGCATTGCCGGTGCTGGTGGGGAACCTCGTGATGGGGAACCTGGTGAATCGCGATTACGAGCCGGTGCTGGCGAATGCCGGCGACACGGTCAACGTGCCGATCCCGCCGACGATGGTGGCGAACAACATCGAAGGCCGGCGGAACGGTGCACGCTGCAGAATCCGAGTCTGGGCAACGCGCAGATCGTGCTGAACACGCACGCGGAAGCGACTTTCCAGATTCCGGACGTGACGAAGGTGCTGGCGGTGCCGGACCTGCTGAAGATCTACATGCAGCCGGCGGTGGCGGCGATCGCGCAGAGCATCGAAACGAGCCTGCTGGGCCTGTACGCGGGATTCACGACAAACACGCCGGTGGGACGGCGGGCGTGCGCTGACGGAAGCCACATGGACGCGGCGGAAACGGCGCTGTTCCTGGCGAAGGCGCCGCCGAACGAGCCGAAGTACATCGTGGTGGACGCGGCGGCCTACTCGGCCTGGCGGCAGATTCCGCGTTCAGCGAGTTCCAGACGGCGGGCGCGCCGGCCTGGCGGCATTGATCGACGGGACGATCGGCAAGTACAAAGACTTCTACGTTTTCCGGTCGCAGTTCGTGCCGAAGACGGGCAGCGCCCCGGTGAACACACACAACCTGGCGTTCACGCGGGACGCCATCGGCCTGGTGGTTCGGCGGCTGCCGCAGCCGCTGCCGGGGACGGGCGCGATCGCGGAGTACGCGGAGCTGGGCAACTTCGGCGTGCGGGTGGTGATGAGCTACCAGCCGAACACGCTGGCGCAGCAGTTCACGGTGGACGTGCTGTACGGCTGCGGCGTGCTGCGCAACGCATGCGGCGTGCAGGTCAACACGTAGCGAGGCCGGCGACCGAAGATATCGGCCGGCCCGCAATTCAATGCGAGGAGAGCGGGATGGATCTGAGACTGTACTACCAGAAGATACGGGACACGCAAGCGAAAATTAGGCGACGCCATTTCCGGTGGTGGAGAGCCTGGAAACGCCGGACGGGGGGCCCTGCAGGCAGACTGACCGAAGTGACGCCAGAGTTGGCAGCGAAGTCTGATCGTGGAAGGCGCGGCGCGGCTGGCGAAAGAAGCGGACGCGGCGGCGTTTCGCGAGGCACGCGGCCAAAGCCAAGCAAGCGGCGGACGAGGCCATGGCGGCAGCCAAGGTGCAAATGACATTCCTGCCGATGGCGGAATGGAACCGAATCCAGGACGCGGGAAGCGCGCCAAGAGCCAGGCATAGGGTATGGCACTATTCACGGACGGACCTCCTTCTCACATCGAATTCATGGCGGGGCTGGACTCGCAGTTGATGAGTGTGGCCAGCTCCGAGGGGATCGATGTGAAGCGCAAGCTGGTACTGGCCTACGACGAGATCGGGCTGGACCTGAATGCGCTGCTCAAGCGCACTGAAATGGCGGAACGCCCGGTGTGGGCGATGGTGAGCCGAAGCTGAACGACGTGGTGGTGACGACGGCGCTCAAGTTGTGGCACGCCTACCGAACGCTGGAGCTGGTGTACGCCGACGCGTACAACAGCCAACTGAACGACCGCTACCAGGGCAAGAGCGACCAGTTCCAGAGATGGCTAACTCGTATCGCGAGCGGTTGATCGACGCCGGAGCCGGGATGGCGTCGATACCCGTTCCGCGGGCGATGACGCCGGTGCTGGCGGCGGCGCCCGGGAGTCTGCCGGACAACATCTATTATGTGACGGCGGCCTGGGTGAACCGGGTGAACGAAGAAGGTGCGAGCGCGATTCCGGCGGCGATTGCGACATCGTCCAGCTCGTTTTCGGCCAAGTCGGGCCGGCGCCGGCGAACGCCACGGGTTGGAACATGTACGTTGGCACGGATCCGGACAGTGTGACGCTGCAGAACAGCTCGCCGCTCGAGTGGGTTGGCGTGGGTGCAGCCGGTGTGGATCAGCGCGACGGGACGCAAGCCGGGATGCGGCCAAGAGCCGAACTATGTGCAGGCGCTGTCCGCGGATCATACAGAGGGGCTGATGGCTAACACGATAGGAAACACGGCGACGGCCAAGACCGTACAGTTGCTGACGGGGCCAGGGGCGTGAATCTCAGCCTGGAGGCCATGGCACTGAGCGGCGTAACAGCGATGTCGCCGCTGGGGACGGCGCAGATCAGGGCCGAAAACGTGGCGCTAGACATTGTGGAGCGGGCGAACGCCGGTGCACTACCCGGCGCTGAACGTCTACTGCGAGAAGCTCGCGAACCAACTGGTGGAGAAGTTCCGGACGTTCTCGGGGATCTCGCAGATGGCGATTGAAGTGCGGCACTCCCAGGACCGGCTGGAAGGGCTGCAGGACACCGTTGAGTTATACACAAGCGCGTGATGCAGACGCTGGATGCCAACCGTGGAGACTGGGGCAATGGGATGTACTACGCGGGTGGGTACAGGTTGTATTCGGAGCCGTCAAGAGCGGGGGCAAGAACCTCGTGCAGACGGCCAAGGTGACATTCGAGATTGGAGTGAGTATCAACTAAGATGGCTTCTTACATTTCCTCAAACGCAAACCGCTTCTACACGGCGCTGGAAGCGGCTACGGCAGCGTGGCGTCGATCACATCCGGCAATCGCATTCCGGCGCTCTGAAGCTGACCGTGCAGCAGCAACCGGAGGTCAAAGCCGGAAAGACAAGACGGGGAGCAGGACGTTTCCCGGCCTGCCGGCGGGCGGCCGGCGCAACACGAATTTCGAACTGCAGACATACATGACGAGCTGGCAGTCAAGCGGCGGGGGGGCCGGGATATGGCCCGCTGTTTCAGGCGGCACTGGGCGCGCGCCGCTGCAGTTCGCCGGCGGGAGCGCGGCATCCTACACGAACACCGGAAGGCTGGGGTTCGCAGCGCCGCACGGACTGGCGCGGGGCAGGCGGTCTCATGCGCGGGGGAGATCCGGTTCGTGGCCGCGATCGTGGACGCGAGCACGGTGCAACTGAACGCGCCGTTTACCGTGCTGCCCGGGACCGGCGCGGCCATAGGCGCCGCGGTCACCTACGTGCCCGCAACGGAGCTGCCGAGCGCCAGCGTATTCGACTACTGGGACCCGGCGACGCGGTGCAGAGGCTGCTGTGCGGGGCGGCCGTCGACCAGATGGAAATCCAGGTGAACGGCGATTTCCACGAGTTCCACTTCAGCGGCCTGGCGCAGGACGTGCTGGACAGCAGCAGCTTTTCCTCGGCCAACGTCGGCGAGCTGAAAGCTTTCCGAGCGGAGCCGGCGTTGGCTGCCTTCGACTATTCGATTGTGCCGGGGAACATGGGGCAGGCGTGGCTGGGAACAACGCCGGCGCAGTTCCTCACCATCACCAGCGCATCCATCGTTCTCAAGAACCAACTGGACACGCGGTCCAGAGAGTTCGGCTCGAACCTGCCGCGCGCCATTTCTCCGGGCCAGCGGTCGGTGACGGCGGCGTTCGAGCTTTTCAGCCAGGACGACGCGCCACCAAGGGACTGTACCAGGCGGCCAGGCAGCAATCGCCGATCAGCCTGATGTTTCAGTTGGGCGTTGCCCAGGGCCAGGTGATGGGCGTGTACCTGCAGAGCGTGATTCCCGAGGTGCCGGAGTTCGATGACGGCCAGAACCGGTTGCAGTGGAAATTCCGGCAATCGCGCGCGCAGGGCACGGTGGACGACGAAATCGCGGTGGCGTTCGGATAATCATGACCTACGAAAGCGTAAGGACGGTGGAGTCGCGAGTGGCGCGCGGGGTGACGTTCACGCTGGCGAAGATCTCGTTCGGGCGCCGCGTGGAGCTGATGCGGCGGGTGCGGGAGCTGGCGAGGCGAATGGAGTTCCTGGAGGCCGGCCAGGCGCCGGGCGACAAGATGGACGCGGCGCTGCTCCAGACGGAGATCGACCGGCTGTTCCTGACGTGGGGACTGCGGGCTGTATCGGGGCTGGAGCTGGACGGGGCGGATGCCACACCCGAACTGCTGGCGGAGGCCGGACCGGAGGACCTGTTCCGGGAAGCGCTGGCGGCGGTGCGGGCGGAGACGGGACTGACCGAGGCGGAACGAAAAAACTGATTGTCGCCTTCCACTTTCAGTTCTCCAACCAGGCCGGTTGGAAGTGCGACGTTTGCCGGAGATCCGGCCTGGAGAAAAAGCGCCGGTGCGGGTGGCTGGGCATGGGTGAGGACGCCAAAGGGCCGCTGGTCTGGGCGAGAAGGGATGTGGCGCTCAGAACCTGCCCGAAGCCGTATATCACGGCTGAGAGCCAGACGCTGGTGGAAGACTTTCTTGTGCGGCGCCGGCTGCGAGGGATGGATTTTAGGGAACTGAGCGCGCGGCAGGTGGAAGCGTTCGTGATTCTGGAAAGGGCTTTTACGGCGGAGATCAACCATGGCCAGCACAACACAAGATAAGCTCTACCAGACCTTTGTCGCGGTAGCGGGGCAACAGGATTCCAACCCGGGCGGAGCACTCGACAGCGGCGAGGAAATTGCCGCCTCCCTGAGCGATACGGTGAAGCAACTCAGCGAACTCCAGGGCAGTAGCACGCCGCAGGCGGCGAGCGGCAGCAGCAGCACCTCCAACGAGAGCACAACCAGCGGCGGCGGCATCACGGCGGAGTCCATAGCAACCACAGTTCTGGAGAGCGGGCTGGGGATGGTTCCCTTGGTTGTCGGGTTGCTAGGGCTGTTCGGAGGCGGGGGGACGCCGGCGCCGACCACGCTGGAGAAATATGCGATGCCGGAGCGGCAGTATTTTGAGGGCGCGGACACCGGCAGCGACGTGAGCGGCGCCGATTACGACCAGATGGGGATGCCGAGAGCGTACAGAGCGGCGCCGGATGGAGGGAGCGCGCAGACCAGCGGGAGTGCATCTCCGGGCAGCAGCGGCGGCGGCAGCGGGGCGCCCTCTGGGCCCAGCGGCGCTGGGGCGGCTCAGATCACCGTGAACGTGCAAGCCATGGACTCGCAATCGTTTCTGGACCACAGCAACGAAATCGCCCAGGCGGTTCGCGCCGCGATGTTGAATTCCAATTCGATCAACGACGTGGTGAACAACCTCTGACATGTCTACCTTTCCCAAGTTGAAAACGAACGCGGTGGCGCAGTATCCGGCGACCAGGGCTTTCCGGTTCCAGAACCAGGCGATGCGGTTCGTGGACGGAGCGGAGCAACGCTACCGGGACTCGGCCGGGCCGCTGCACCGCTGGGACATCCGCCTGGACGCGCTGGACGAGAGTGAAATGGCGGCGCTGGAGCAATTCTTCTTCGACAACCAGGGCTGCTTCGGGAACTTCGCATTCACAGATCCATGGGACGGAACTCAATACGCCAATTGCAGCCTGGCGAGCGACGAACTGGACCTGACCGCGATGGCGGAAATGCAGGGCAAGACCTCGCTGACCGTGATCGAGAACCGGGGATAGCACATGCTGGTATACCCACAACTCGCCACCGGAGCATTGAGCCAGTTTCCGGTCCAAAAGCGGCGCCGTTTGCGCACGGTTGTGAATACGTCTCTGGACGGGAGGGCGATCAAGCTGACCGATCCGGGAGCGGAAACCACGGAATGGCAGTTGGCGTACGCGGGTTTGACCGATGACGAAGTTGCCGCCTTGCAGGAGTTCTTCGCGGCCACCGAGGGAACGCTCAATAGTTTCACGTTTCTCGATCCAACCGGCAACCTCTTGGCCTGGAGCGACAAGCTGGACAATGCGGCTTGGGCAAAGGACCCTTTCTTCTCGATTGCGGGCGGAATCGCGGACCCGGCGGGCGGGACGAATGCATGGCACCTCACCGATTCCGGCGCCGGCGCTCAGAACATTTGCCAGACGTTGTCCGCGCCGGCCGGGTATGTGTATTGCCTCAGCGTATTCGCGCGGTCGCCGCAACCCACCACCGCGACCCTGATGCACGGAAGCAATCGCGCCGATCGAATCCTGCGAACAAACTGGAGCCGGATCGCTTTGACAGCCAGCGGCGACGCCCTGGCGGAATCAATCGCCTTTGGCCTGGAGCTGCCGGCCGGAGGGTCCGCGGATGTATTCGGCATGCAAGTGGAGCCGCAGGGCGGCGCGTCGCTGTATAAAGCGACCACCACGGGCGGCGTTTACGAGGACGCGCGATTCCGCGATGACATCCTCTCCATAACCACAACCGGCGTAAATCGCCACTCCGCCACGGTCAACATCGTTTATGCAAACCATCTCCGATCTTAAGGAACAGGCGGTCACGGATACGCCGCTTCTGGTCTTCGACTGCGTGCTCTCGAACGGCCAGAGGGAACACTGGAGCACGCACCAGGTGACGGTAGACGACGCGACGTACGAGGCGCGAGTTCTCCAGCACAGCGCCTTCGACATTCAGACAGCGTCCGACCAGGGCATAGACGGAAGCCCGCGAATCTCGGTGGTGCTGGCCAACGCCGACTCGCACTTCTCGGAGATCGAGCGCGCGACTGGATGGAAGGGAGCGCGCCTGACCGTCGGATTCCTCTTTTACGATTTGCGAAACGACACCCCGCTGACGGATACGGCAGTGGTGTTTCAGGGGATCTGCAACCCGCCGGACCAGATCAAACAATCGACATTCCGCCTGACAGCCATCAACCGGATGAACCTGCAAAGGCTGATGCTTCCGCAGATCCGCATCCAGCGGAGGTGTCCGTGGCAGTTTCCAGCGACCGCGGGCCAGCGGACCGAAGCCATAGACGGCGGCGTGAACGGCAAGTATTCGCTCTATTACCGTTGCGGCTACTCCGCCGGGATCGCCGGGGGAACGGGCAATCTGAATGGCGGCGTGCCGTTCACTTCGTGCGGGTACACGCGGCAGGAATGCCAGGCGCGAGGAATGTTCACCCGGTTCGGCGGATTTGAGTACCTTCCTCCGGCGATTGCCGTGCGCGGCTACGGAAAAGACTGGGCGACGTCGGCCATCTCGGACAACCAGGCGGAGTACAACGACTACGTTCCAATGGTCTACGGCACGGCCTGGTGGGAGCCCCTGGTGGTTTTTGCGCGCAACGATGGCAACCTCACCAGGATGGAGGCGCTGCTGGGAGTCGGCGAAATCGAGGGCGTGCTCACGGTGCTGGTGAGCGGTGTCGAGATCCCGCTGGGAATCTCCGGCGCCAACATGACCGGGACGGGCTGGTACAACATTCAGACGCTGGGCACGCGCGATGGCGCGCTCGACTACAACTTTCTGGATGGTAGCGGGAGCCCTGCGGGAGACCCTTACGGCAGCATGGCGTACCTTTCCGTGGTGGTCCCCAACCAGTTGAACAACGGGACGTCGCTGCCCACGGTGAAGGTGCTGGCACAGGGTCTGAAGGTGCCGATCTATGCGGCGGACGGGACATATACCAGCGACCAATTCTCGAGTAACCCCGCATGGGTTGTACTGGACGTTCTGCGGCGGAGCGGATGGGCCGCCTCGGAAATCGACATCGCCAGTTTTGCGGCCGCGGCGGCATATTGCGATGAATCGATCGACTCGACGGACCTGAACGGCAACCCCATCACGCTTCCCCGGTTTCAGTGCAACCTGGTCCTGCAAAACCGGCGCAGCGGCGGAGACGTTGTCCGCGGCGTCCGCAATGCCGCGCGGCTGTACCTCACCTATGGGCCGGGAGGGGCGCTGCAGTTGCGGGTGGAAAACACGGCGGCGCTGCAGCAGCCTGCCAAGCCGGACTGCTCGAACAGCACACAACCACTGAATGGCGGCTGGCCGAGCTACGAATTCGGAGACGGCAGCAACGGCTTTTCGGGGATTTTGAGACAACAGAATGGCGAGCCAAGCGTGACCGTGACCGCGCGCAGCATCGCCGATACCCCGAACCGCCTTTCCGTGGAGTTTCAGGACGCGCTCAACGGTTACCAGCAGGACAGCTATGAGCTGGTGGACCCGGACGACGTCGCCCTGGCCGGACAAGAGGTTTCCATGACGCTCTCGGCGATGGGACTTCCGAATTACGACCAGGCGGCCCGAATTCTGAAATTCAATCTCGACAAGTCGGTTCGCGGGAACACTTACATCGCATTCGAAACCAGCGTCAAAGCCTTCGGTATCCGGCCGGGAGACTTGATTACACTTACCTACCTGAAAGAGGGCTTGAATCGCCAGCCGCTGCGGGTGCTCAAGATTTCGCCGGCCACCAACTACCGGACTTCCACCATCAAGGCGCAGATCCACGACGACGCGTGGTACTCCGACACCAACGGCCAGGTGACTTCGGCCGGAGGAGTGACGCACGGGAATGCCGGCGTGGGCGTGCCGAGGCCACTGATCGGCGCGGTGCTGGACGAAAACGGAGACGTTCAGTTCGGCGTTGTGGAATCGACCGCCGCGAGCAGCGGTGGCACGATCGAAACCAGCGTATCGGTCAGCTTCGTTCCACCCGCTGGCGCGGGAGCCAGCTCGCCGGCCGCAGGACCCGGGATACCGTTGTTGGGCCTGGTGCCCACCGTCGGAACGGGCGGAACGCTGCTGGGCGGGCAGACGCTGTATTATGCGGTCTCCGGCCAGGACAGCGCCGGGAACGAGAGTGCGCTGTCATTCATCGTGCGGGCGTCGATCGCCGCCGACGGGAGCACGGTGACACTGTCGGGGTTAAGTTTCGCGCCGGGAACGAGCACGTTCGACGTTTATCGGGGAACGACGCCGGCGCAGCTCTTTCGAATCGCGTCGGAGCAGGCGCTGGCCGCCCAGTTCGCGGATACGGGCCTGGCGGATCAACTGGTGGCCCCTCCCGATTCGAATTTCGATCACGCCAACTTTTACTGGCGGATGGAACTGCAACCGGAAAGCGGCGTGACGCTGCATTCGGCGACGACGGTGGGAAACGGGTCGTTGCAGATGACCGCCAACCGCTACCGCAGCATGATAGCGCGCATCACGCGAGGCACGGGCGCCGGGCAGGAGCGCGCCATTGCGGCCAACGACGCCACCAGCCTGACCATCGCGCCCCCTTGGATTGTGGAGCCGGATGCCACCAGTTTCTTCGTGGTGGCGGAAACGGGGTGGCAGTTCGGCGCACTCACCACGAGCAGCCCGGTGCAGTTTGCGGTTCCCAACCGATCGGGAGAGGTGGTTCATCTCACCGGGCGTGCGGCCAACGTGAACAATGCGGAATGCGCGCCGGAGATATCCACGGTTACGCGGTGGCAAATCGGCGGCGGCGGGACGGGCGACAGCGATGTTCCCCCGATGCCATTCTTCGGGCTGGGGCCGGGCCAGGGCGGCGGAACGGTGGAACTGAGCGGGGTCTCCTTCACCGACCTGACCAACACGCGGACCATATCGGCGGCCACGCTGACGATGTACTACTGGGATGAATTGCAGGGCACGCCGGCGATCGCGCTGGCCGGCGCCGTGGGCATCGGCGATACTCTGCTGAGCCTGAGCGCGGCCGGTTCCGCGCAGCCCGGAACCTGTATTCAGATTGAACTGGAGGTGATGCGCGTCGAAGCGGCCGCGAACAACGGCACCAGTACACTGTGACACGAGCCATCGATGGCAGCCAGGCGGCGGCACACGCCGCACAAACGCCGGTCTATCCTCTTCTGAGCCAGACGGTGATCGCGCCGTTCCCGCCGGAGTTTTTCGGCAGCCCCTACAGCGGGAGCTGGAGCTTCCCCATTGCGCTTCCCGATGTGCGTGTGGCAAGCGCCGAGTTGTTCGTCACCAACCAGCAGGGGAACAGCCCGACCCGGGACATCTGTCTGACCCATACCACGGATAGCGGGCTGCGCACGCTCGCGAGCGGGCAGTACTCCATCCAGGTGGATGGATACCTGGCGGTGGATCAATCCGTGGCGCCGGCGCTGGTGATGGATGCGCCGCACTCGGTGCGGGATGTGTACGCGGTGCTGGGTGCGGCGGCCGACGCCCCGGTCGGGCTCCAGTTGAACGTTAACGGGGCGTCCTATTGCCAACTGACCATTGCCGCGTGGGCCACGGTTTCGAACACCGTGGACGGCAATACACTGGCCCCGCTGCCAGCGGGCGCGCAGGTGACGCTGTCCGTGCTCTCGGTGGGCGGGACCGTTCCCGGCTCGGACCTCACCGTGATTATCCGACTCTAATGCCGGACCAACTCTCCAAACTGCGCCCGGACCGGGATCTGCAGTGTTACTTCCAGGAGCCGTCGGCGGTGGCGGCGCTCAGCGGCGCCAGCCCAAACGGGTTCACCGTCTCGGGATGCTGGAGGCAGCAATTCGACTGGGTGGTGCTGGAATGGAACCGCGACAACGTGTTCGAGCATCCCGCGCTCCGCAACCTTCCGGACGGAGATCTGAGCGGATTGCATCTCAGCTATGAAGAAACCCGCACCAACTGCATCCCGCTGGATTCCACCAGCTACGACTCCATATCCTGGTCCTACTTGAGAATCTGGGAGGAATCCAACAATGCCGAGAACTTCCATCGCGTTCCGCTCCTCCAATATGCCGTAGCGGCGGACGGCAGTTACGTGCAACCGACGGTGATGTTCGAGTTTCAAGGCACGCCCGTAGCCGGAGACATTGTGGGACTGGCGTGGCTGGACCAGCACCCCAACTACTGGGTTGTGGCGGGGAACAGCGCGGCGGACGTGGCCAGCGGGCTGGCGGCCAACATCAACGCCCAGACCGGCACCAGCAACGTCTCGGCCAGCGCCAATGGCAGCCAGATCACGCTCGCCTATAATGGCGCGCCTGGGGCGAACGGGAACCGGGTGGGCGTATACGGGTGGGTGTACAGCCCCAACAACGGCACGGGAGCGTGGTCGCCATCCTGGGCCATGTTCCAAGGGGGAACATCGCCCGACCGCTGGCGCGTGACTCTCGATTTCAGCAATCTGAAGGATGAATTCGGAAACACCGTCAGCACCACCAACGTGCGGAAACTGCGCTGGACGTGGTCCGCCGACTTACAGTTCGGCAACTTCGCGCGTAGCGAGTTCGCGGTGGCGGTAACGAACTGGCAGGTTACGGGGACGAAACAACAGTATCGGGTTGCGGGGCCGGGCAGCCGGAGGATTGAAGACATCGCGCCGGAGGTTTCCTACACCGGCGCATGGGTGGAAGAGCGCGGAAATTACTCCGGGGGCTCGATCCACCACACGACTACCCACGGGAACCACCTGCAATGCGCGTACTCCGCCGCCGCCCACACGCTGTACCTGGGGACGCGGTACTGCGACAACGGCGGACAAGTGACCGTGCAGGTGGATAGCAATCCGGTACTGATTGTGAGTTTGAAGCGATCGCTGGAGGACGTACTGCTGAGGGTTCCGCTAGGGCAATTCTCAGGGCAGGCGCAGCACACCGTCACGGTCACGCACACCGGCGCTGCCGGGACGGACGTGTACTTCGATTTTCTGGAGGTCGCCGTCCCCACGGCGGACCTGCCGGCGTTCGGCGCCTACCCGACCACCGCGCTGGCGACCGACTGGGACACGCTGCACTCGCAGGCCATCGCGCCCGAAAGGACGGCCTGGCTCATCGACACGCTGGGCTTCAAAGGGCGAGCCAATCATTATGCCGGCGCCATGTGGTTCTACGAATTGTCCTGCGCTGGCAACCAGTACGCTTCGGCCGCCATCGTGTTTGCGGGCGCGCCGCGCTTCGGCGATACCACCACAGTCACGCTGGCCGGCGCTCCGCTCCAACATGTCAACCTGATCGGCGATACGGCCCAGAGCATTGCAAAAGCCTTCGAGTTGCTGATCACGGCCGGCTCGTCGGCGGTTTGGGCGCACGCCGACGGAACGACGCTCACGATCACCGCGCGCACGATGGGGCTTGGCGGCAACGGTCTGACCATCACCACCGACACCGGCAACACAAACTTCACGGCGCAGCCCAGCCCGACAGCGCTGGCGGGGGGCGCCGACGGCGTCTGGCACACGGATTTGAGCGCCACTCCGCGGCTGAATCGCGCCGCGCGCGATTGGAGCCTCAGCTTCTTCCAGGCGTTGAAATCGTATGGAATCGGAGTGACAGCCTCGTTCAGTATGGAGCTGGGCAACGGGGACCGCAGCCTGGCCGCGGGCATCGCCCAGAGATATCCGGATGGCACCGCAGCCTGGCTGAACACTCCGGCGCTGCAGACCAACTTCTCGCCGGCCAGCACGGCGTTCTGGCAGCAGGTCTACCTGGACATGGCGGGGGTAATGGCGAATGCGGGAGTGACTCCGTATCTGCAATTCGGCGAGGTCCAATGGTGGTACTTCGCCGCGCCCTCCGGCATGCCTTTTTACGACGATTACACCAAGAGCGCGTTTCAAACGGCGTACGGGCGGCCACTGGGGACCATCACGAGCCAGAATGCGGACCCCGCCGCATTCCCCGACGAGTGCGCGTTCCTGCCGACCCTCATCGGCCAATTCACGAATGCGATTATGGCTTTCGTGCGGCAATCCCATGCGGACACGCGCTTCGAGGTGCTCTACCCGCCGGACACGAACGACACACCCCTGAACAAGCTCATCAACCTTCCGGCCGCGGACTGGACTCCGGCAAAGCTGGCCTGTTTCAAGACCGAAAACTTCACCTATACCGGCGACCGGGATCTGGACAAGGCGCGGCAATCCATCGAGCTGCCTACGGAGCTTGGTTTTTCGCCCTCCGAGAGCAGCCACCTGGTGGGGATTGGCGACTACACCACGCCGTGGGCCAGAGAGCGGCGCCTGGCACTGGGGGAAGGGATCGAGTCGGTGGTGCTGTTTGCCCTGGATCAGTTCTGCCTGATCGGGTACGGGCTGCCGCTGGATCATGGCACGCGGCGGGCGCTGTTCATGGGGTGGTGA